CCACCGAGTGCGCCGTAGCTGCATAGATCGACCCAGTTGTCGAGATGTTGTGCTGATTGATTAGTTCTTGCAAGTTTAACAAGTACCATGATCCCTGCCACCTGATAGTCATGTATTGGCATTTGTAAGTATGCACTAAGGAGCATTGCGGTGTGTTGGAGATTGTCTGCCGGGTGACCGTATGAAAGGCCACGATCAGAGATTGTGTCTGTGGCGTTGAGTAAGATGTCACGAGCTATCATTCTTGCCAAAATTCTTGTCTATTCACAGCTCGACCTCTGTGATAACCCTCGCGCTTGCCTCGCTCATAACCTGATTCCCAGACATGTGCGTAAATAATCCATAGTGCTAGTGGTATCAAAATCACCACTATGCCTACAACTTGATTGTCAGTCATCTTGCTCCTATCGCCCCAGAGCCCTCGTCTGGTTGCAGGCTTAGTGTTGCACAGCCCTGCGACTATTTATGTTTTATTTGATAACGAAACGATAACGATTCTGCCTCATCAACGGCATCGTCAATAGTCTTACGGACAGGAAAGATGTCTCTAACGAGGTCGTCCATAGACCTTGCCATTAACTATAAATGTGCCGTTCTTCTCTATGTAGATTAGATCAACTTGGACATTCTTACCATGCACATACATGATGGCAAATGCCTGTTGCCAATTAGCCGTTCCCTTGGTGTATGCGGCCTGTTTGAAGTCCATAAGGTTTCCTACCTCAACCCCATGCAAAACACGCCCCAAACGGCCTCCTATGGCTTCTGAGAAGGATGTGCGGCCTGCTCTGTGGGTATGGCCAGAGATGATGTTAGTGCCTGTACGCCTAGCCGCTTCCATTGCGCTTAGACCGCCTTGTGACTTAATAGGGGTATGGTCGCCATGCACTGCAACCCAGTTAGGTGCTAGCACCATAGGCTTCTTGTGGAAAGTAATCCCAAGCTCATCAAACTTCATAAACTTCTCAAAGCGAAGCTCTGGTAATGACAAGAATGATGGAATCTTCTTCATAATGATGTTGTAAATTCGATCCGTATGATTTGATCTTATGCAATCACTGACCCCCAGCTCCCACAAAAGTTCAACACAGCGATCACGATCATCGCCCAGAGTCTGCTCATAGGCTAAAGGTGTGCCATCTGACCACTTGCTTATTGTTTGGAAATCAATCTCATCGCCAATAGTGACGGTTTGATCTGGCTTGAAGGTTTGTAAGAACTTGGCAATGTTGCGTGTTACATGAACATCCTCAAAAGGTACTTGAAGATCAGACAGTATAACTATTCGCTTAATCGTCATCCTCATCTTCGTAATCGCCGAACCTTTCTGGATCGACTGGAGATGGCAAGATCCACGCAGGATAAGCTGTTGGCTCAATGATGATTGCTAATGCTAAATCAACATCCATGCCTGCTCTACGCAATGCTCTATACATTTCTTGGAGGCTAATAGCCCAAGCATCAAGAGCTGTGTAAGTGTCTAGGTCTATAACCTTTTTTCTTGCCATAGGATAATTGTCACTTCTCTAAGATACGAAGGATAGTTTCGACACGCGCTTCAAGTAAGTTAATCTGGTCGCGCATTGATGAGCCACTATTTGGCTTTAGCTCTTGAAGATAGTGCTTTACTAGCCATCGCACCGAGCCAATAAATGAACCAATAACGGTCGTGGCAGCAACAGCAAGAACCGCCATGTCCTGCGCAATCATTATCGTTTAGGTGAGGCATAACCAAAGACGCCAGATAGAACTGACCACAAGATTGCTCTGTAGTCTGCATCAAAATTAGTTGCTGACCATGCTGCAAGGAAGGCTCCAGCTGCAAGGATGATTGGATTCTTTAGGTTCATAGTTTTCCGCCTAACATAGGTATTTGATAAAATTCACCGCGTAAGTCAGCTTCTTTCTTAAAGCTGAAATGAGCGTGGTGAGTGTGTTTGTTAGCCCCTGTTGTGTACTTGCGCCACTTCCACCTAAGAATAGGGGAGCAGATTTGCCCGTCAAAAATAATGTAAGCGATACGCTTTTCAGATCCCTTTTTACAGGCTGCACGAATTTGATCAACAAGGTCGGGCATGAGGTCGGGCTTGGCCTTTCCGGATAAGTCACGATCGATGTCGATGGCGCGTACCCAGCCTTGCTCATCTGGATTATGATCAGACTTACGAGCACCATGTCTGGTATCACCGATCCAACCATCCGATGTGCGGTCACGATCGCTGAAGGCATCATCGAACTGCTCACGAAGCTGCACTCCTGCTTTAGACAGTCTTGGCTGCTTCATTGGCCTTTAGTTCATCATAAGTAGATTTAAGCATTGAGGTAAATTCCCCATTGCCTCTGTCAATGATGGCGTGTGTTTGTACGCCCTCTAAAGTTTCAATTTCAATAAAAGTAACATTTTCCATTTTATAACTCCGCATTAAAGGCGATGTAACCCGCCGTTGAATTGTTTGCTCTAAAAATAGTAGCATCTCCAGCAGCATTAAACGCACCTGTTGCAAAAAACGCTAATAATGCAGTTGAGTTTCCATTATACTGAATTGTCAATGATGAAGGTGCGGTTACTGCGGCATCCGTATTGTTGCTCGCGCCAACATTTGAATAGTCTAAACTAGATGGGTTTATACGCATTCGAACTGGAAAATTTATTAACATTCTTGCTTGGTCTACAGACACGACTTGACCTAAACTAAATGCCCCATAAGTTGTTCCTGGATTATTGCGGTAGTAATACCTTTGACATAATGCTAGTTCACCTTGAATCGAACCACTTGCAGTTTCAAAGGCTGTAGCAGTCGATCCTGCTTCAACCTGTACACCCCAGATGTCAAAAGTGTTTGATTGAATGCCGAGTGAACCATTACGAGAATTGAAAGTAGTGCCAGAGGATACCCAGAGATTTATAGCACTAGATGAAGTGTTTGCTGTTGTTCCTACAGTTTTTCCTGCAATCGAAGGTACTGCTACAGTTAAAGAATAACGAGCCCAAGAAGTTGAAAGAGTTACCTGACCAGCATAAGTTTGAGTAGTAGAAGAAGGAGAACCCCCAGAGCCAAAGTATTGCTCTACTTCTCCTGCAATTTTAGGTGTTCCCGTTGCAGCTTTAGCCCAAAAAGAGATAGTAACTGTCTGACCAGCGATTGATCTAACATCTTCAATAAATTGTTCAAAAAGAGTAAAAACGCCAGCAGCGCTTTGACCAGTTGTAACACATCTTAAAAAGTTTCTTGCCTCATAACCAGCAACAGGCGCGGCTCCTGCTGTAAAAGTTTGCGCTGAAAAAGTAGCAGTACCACTAGAGCCATCTGTAACATTTTGCCAACGATCAAAACCATAACCTGTTGCAGTAGATGATGAGAAATTTCTTTGATTCACAAAAAAGTCACCGTTGATCAACCTGTTTTTGCCAGCATAGAAGTTATTGGTCTGGCCGATAAGGTTGATTGTGCCATTGGTCGAATTGATGTCATCGGCCGAAAAGACATCACCATTGGCATAGGTGGTTTTGGCTGGTAATCCTACTGGCATGATTGTTTCTCCATAGTCCTATTCTAGTACATCACATCAAGTAATGGCTCTTGCGTGGTCAAAACTGTAACCCAAGTATTAGGGGTGATGCTGTGGCTAATCCCCTGACATTGAAGCTTCTTCACAATGGTTGTGCCTGACACATTCACATTCGTAATCTCCATTGTGTCAAAGTAATCAAGATCCAAAGCTGCTGCCACTCCTGCTCCATAGCCCAAAGTTACAAGATCCAGAGTAATTGACTCAATACGGATAGTTGTATCTTTACGGGTAGTGACATAGGCAGTTGCAAGGGCTAGGGCATTGGCATCTGTCTGCATCAACATTTGGTCTGCTGTAATTGAGTGCAAAAAGTATTGCGCCACAGAAGTAGCATCTGAGAAAGTCTGTGCTGTGCCACCTATGCGAGTGACTGTAGCCTGATTGACAATGGTCTTGTCATCATGGGCAAAGACGATGCCTGCATAGTTAATGTCTGTAGATCCGACAGCATTGGAAAATTCAGTAGGTGTAGCAGCTTGAGCATCATAGACAAACTGGCGATTCTTAAAGACTGCGTTGCCTGCCTTGTCTACATAGAAAGCGCCCTGCTCTGTAAACTCGGCTGTCTGGATGGCTGTAAGGCCTGTACGCACCGTTGCAGGGTCAGCCACGCATGTTGTGTTGCCTGTCTGGATTGATCTCTGGCTAGCAGGCCAGCCGACTGTGTTGAGGATCTTGTCGATGCGTGTGCCTGTGTCTTGTCCAGCAGCTTGTCCCGTGACGGTAGTGACATTGGAGTTGAACAGCAGCTTAAATCCATCTGAACAAATGAGATCGACATAGCCGATTTCCTGAGATGTCGGAAAAGTGTAAAG